GACAAACCCAATATTTTATGTTATAATGAAAGAATCGAATAGGAGAAATAAATGGCTACAGGACTAATGAGTAAACTACGAAAGAACTCTTCTTTCAAAGACGGTAGGGTAAATGTCTTATCAGAATCAAAATACTTAAATGATAAAACCAGTACCCCGACACACATTCCAGCAATGAATATTGCATTCTCTGGTACATTAAATGGCGGATTTACATCTGGACTTACAATGCTCGCAGGGCCTTCAAAACATTTTAAGACTGCATTTGGTCTGATTATGATGAAATCATATATGGACGCCAATCCAGAGTCGATTGTTTTGTTTTATGATTCAGAATTTGGTACACCGCAAGCATACTTTGATATTTTTGAAATTGATACAAGTCGAATTGTGCATGTGCCTGTTACAGATTTAGAAGAACTCAAATTTGATATGGTATCACAATTAAAAGAATTAGATACGGACGACAAAGTATTCATTATGGTGGATTCGGTTGGTAACTTGGCATCTAAGAAAGAAGTCGATGATGCAGAGAAAGGTAGTAGCGCAGCAGACATGACACGCGCTAAGCAGTTTAAGTCGTTGTTTCGTATGATTACACCACATCTCACCATGAAAGATATTCCTATGGTTGCTATCAACCACACATACGACTCTCAGGGTATGTTCCCTACTAAGGTTGTATCTGGTGGTACTGGTATGTATTATAGTGCAGATACCATTTGGATTATTGGCCGTCAACAGGATAAAGTGGGCACAGAGATTGCTGGATATCACTTTGTAATTAATGTTGAAAAGTCGCGGTTTGTAAAAGAAAAATCTAAAATTCCTATCTCAGTTTCATGGGAAAAGGGTGTAGATAAATTCTCAGGACTCCTTGACATGGCACTAGGTTATGGTGTATTATTAAGATCTGGGGCATGGTTACAACATGTCGATATGGAGACCGGAGAAGTCATTGAAAAGAAATTCCGCGAAAAGGAAACCCATAGTGCAGAATTTTGGGAACCTATTCTTGCCGACACAAAATTCAATGATTGGATCATTGCCAAGTACAGGGTAGGTGGATGAGCAAGTTATTTGCCTCAAAATACATGTATCAGGAGAGATTGACCATATGTAAATCATGTGACCAATTTCAACCGACTATAAAGATGTGTAAATCTTGTGGGTGTTTTATGCCCGCAAAGGCGAAAATTGCAAATATTGCATGTCCAGAAGATAAATGGGGTGCAGTATACGGAACAGAAGATAAAGAACCAACTACAATGTCTTTATTTAATACTTTGACTGATAAAGAAAAGTCTGAGAGTTTGAAACGACAGGCTGAACATTTGAAACAAGAATCTGAAAGATTGATAAAGGAAGCGAATAAACTTAATGGAATTGACTGAACAAACAGTATTGAATTGTCTTTTTTCGGACGAAGAATATGTGAGAAAAACCCTGCCTTTTATTGAAAGGGAATATTTTGTAACCGAATCAAATAAAGTGATATTTGATATGGTGCAACATCACATTGAAAAGTATAATACAAATCCAACTAGGGATTCATTACTGATCTCTTTGGATGAATTGAATGTTGGCGAAAACGTATATACGGAATCGGTATCAACTATCAAGAGTATGGAAGAGAATAAAGACGACCATAGGAATAGTGCATGGCAAATTGATGTGACTGAAAAGTGGTGTCAAGATCGTGCATTATATAATGCTGTTATGAAGTCGATTGGTATTTTAAATGACGAACCTGCAAATAAGGGACAGTTGCCGAAAATGCTACAGGACGCATTGGGCGTGTCATTTGATAGTAATATCGGACATGATTTTATAGATGATTTTGAGGCCCGATATGAATTTTATCAACGTGTAGAAGAAAAAATCGAGTTTCATCTTGATTTATTCAACAAAATTACTAAGGGTGGATTGTCAAAGAAAACTCTTAACATTTGTCTCGCCGGTACTGGTGTTGGTAAATCTTTGTTTATGTGTGACCTTGCGGCAAATCATTTGTTGATGGGTAAGAATGTTCTATACATTACATGTGAAATGTCGGAAGAAAAGATTGCAGAACGTATTGACGCAAATTTGTTGAATACTAATATTCAAGATGTCGCTCAAATGCCTTATGATACTTTTTGTCGTAAGATAGAAAACTTGACGAGAAAGGTTGCAAGTGGAAAACTAATCGTAAAGGAATATCCGACAGCGGTTGCCAACGCAAATCACTTTAGACATTTACTGAATGAATTGTCTCTCAAAAAGAATTTTCGTCCAGATGTTATCTATATTGACTACCTAAATATATGTTCATCCTCTAGGATTAAAGCCGGTTCAGGCGCAAACTCATATACACTTATTAAGTCAATTGCAGAAGAATTGCGTGGTCTTGCGGTAGAACACAATGTGCCGATTATGAGTGCAACTCAGACGACCCGAAGCGGATATAATAGTAGTGATGTAGAACTCACTGATACGTCCGAATCCTTTGGACTGCCTGCGACTGCCGATTTAATGTTTGCATTAATTGCGACAGAAGAATTGGAAGAATTGAATCAGGTATTGGTAAAACAGCTAAAAAATCGTTATAACGATTTAAACAATTATAAAAGATTTGTGATAGGAATTGACAGGCCTAAAATGCGATTATATGATGTGGAAAATTCTGCTCAAGATGAAATAATCGACAACAGTGGTTCGAGTCAGGACTACTCAAATAATTTTTCAAATAACTCTAAAAAAATAGGAAGTGTGGAGATTAAAATATGACAGATAAAGTAGAAAATAAAACAGAAGAAGATTTGCCCGAAGGCGCCGAAGTACATCACTTTGAGGTCGATGAAGAAACTTTTTCGGTAAAACCGCCTGACGGAAATCATGCATTTATTTCTGTATGGGATAATGCACTAGAAGATGAATGGTGCGATAAATTAATTGGTATGTTTGATGAACAAGAATCATTGCATCAAAAAACAGTACATCCAGAGTTTAGAAGTTTCACAGAATTGAATTTCTTTAATCCGCAACTCGGATCTGAGTTTGAAGAAGCCTCCATGTATTTATTGGGCAAAGTTTCTGAATATGTCGAAAGTTATCGTAGACATAATAATATTGTATTTTTTCCAAGTCAGTGTCACAATGAAGAAGTACGCATGAAAAAGTATGTGGCGGGTAGTGAAGATGATTTTAAATATCATGCAGATGTTGGCGATTATGCTTCTGCCCGTAGGTTTTTGGTATGTTTCTTTTATTTGAATGATGTCGAAGAAGGTGGCCAAACTGCTTTCCCAGACTATAACACAAGTATCGAACCAAAGAAGGGTAGACTTGCAATTTTCCCCCCATTCTGGACGCACCCTCATTCGGGACAACCAGCAATTTCTAATGACAAATATATAGTTGGAACATATTTACATTACATGTAAACTTTTATAAATAGTTATTAACATTATAAAAAGGTTTTTTTTGTGCCATATAACTATCGACCAAAATCAATCCAAGAAATAAAAGATCTTGGATTGGTTGCAAAAAGAGAAAAATCCGCAGTTTCTTTGTTTGAAGCAATGCAGTCAACTTTCGGCGATGACTTTGACGAATTTATAACATTAGAAACTGCTCAAGGATCAAAATTCGGACAGGTAAAAATTCTGACCGATTTTAGATTTACGGTTGACATATCGGCATATAAAAAACTCTATCCTTTTTTAGCTTTGCAATTCGGCAATGGTTCAAATCCTAATAGTACTGCCCCCACAACTCAACAGCAAGAGTTGGTTACTCTCAAAATATTTGAAGAATTGTTGTCCAGCAAGACCAAAAAATATAAAAAATTTGAGCAACTACTACCAGAAATTTTAGAAATATATCCAAACATTATGGCAGAAAAAAGTTGGTATAATTCTTTTGAGTTACAATTTTATCAAATAGAAAAAGAAACCAAACTCCCCAATAACAATTTTAATGTATATAATCGTGATGGTGGTTTCATGGATTATATAACAGAACTGGTAAACACCAAATTTAAAATTACAAAAAAAGACAGTTGGAACCCAGCAGATATTTGGTTGATCCGATCTTCAAAACTCCCAAATTATAAAAAAGCTTTAGATAATGCAGTCAGTGTATTGGAATGCAATTCCATATTGATTGAGGCATTTAATAAAATGGATATTGTTGGAATTTCATTAAAAAAGAATAACGGAAAAAAATTAAGTTATGATTTGGTAAATCTAACCAATACCACAAAAGATTTAGATGTGTCTTATGTAACATTTCATTTAAATATTCCATATGGCCACAATTCAAAAACTTTTAACTCACTCACGAGTCAACTCGAAGTAAAATACGATAACAAACTTTACAAGATGGGCGTGAAAAGCAATACTGGTCCTATCGGTAACATTACATATGAATTTGTTGCCACGGGCGCAGCTGCATTTTTGGGAAAAGTGCCCAAAGACATGCTTAAAATCGAACTAAAAAAAGACAAACAACGTATGCCAGAGCATACTCACTTTATGAAATTCGATAAAAAAGATTTTGAAAAAAAATTAAAGGTTATAATGAGAAAAAAATCACTATTCACTATTAAAGGTGATTTGAAACTTTTTGTTTCTCAACTCGAACAAGCTTGGACTACGGGCAGAACGAAAGATGTTACAACGATTTCACAAATTGTAACATTTGCCTTCATTATCGCCAATATGTCCGAAAAAAGAAGGCAAGAATTTGTTAGAGACTTGTTTTTTATGTCTCAAAAGAAGGGTGATTTATTCGGGCCCTTTGGAAAATTATCATAAATATAGAATACAAACATAGGAGAAGTAGAGTATGCGTAGTTTCGGTAGATTCTTGAAAGAATCTAAAGGTGGTAAAAATTTACACCTAGAACATTTGGAAGATGAAATTATCAATGGCGGAATTGATGGCGGTAGATCTGCTATCAATTTTTTAAAGTCCTTGAGAGATATGCTTGACGGCAATGCTCAAGGAAAAATGAATATGACAGTCAAGTGGGACGGGGCCCCAGCGGTATTCGCAGGGATCGATCCTTCTGATGGTAAATTTTTCATTGCGAAAAAGTCTGTATTTAATGCAGTTCCTTTACTGTATAAATCACTTGCAGAGATAGACGCAGATCCAAAACTGAGTAGTGGTTTGGTAGAAAAATTCAAAACTTCTTTTACAGAATTTTCCAAATTGGGTATTAAAAATGTTATCCAAGGGGATTTAATGTTTACCAATGACAAATCGGACAAGACTCTGTCTGGTATTGATTATGTCACTTTTCAACCCAACACGCTGATGTATGCTGTCGATAAAAAATCTGATTTCGGCAAACAAATATCATCTGCAAAAATTGGTGTTGTATGGCACACCAGTTATACAGGCCCAGACTTGCAATCAATGTCGGCCTCATTTGGTGCAGATATATCGAAATTGAAAAAATCTAGTAGTGTCTGGATGGATGATGCAACTTTCAAAGATGTATCCGGAACTGCAAAATTTACTGTGTCGG